ATTTGAAGGATATGATGCTTGTTGTAAATTCATATATATATATATGAATATAAAAAAATTAGTGTCCGCAAGAACCACATCCGGGTTTGGAGTTATGAACGATATCAATCATCGGCGAGTTTAGAATGGTGGTCTTAAAATATTTTAAGACAGCAGCTGGATTATTTTGTGAATCATTCGATATCCTTTTAAAAGCGTTTTTATCGGTAAGTTGCATTTTTATTTGTTGAGGCATAATATAATAATATAATAAAAAATAGAGTTTCTAAATAAAATAAAACTATTAACTTATCGCAATAGGACAATTACAACCATTAATAATATTAGTTTTAATTTTTTTATTACCATACAAAGGAAAAGAAGCTGTTGACCCACGTCGTAATGGTCCTTGTCCCTTTAATTTATTAAGGTACCTATTATATGAATTGTGTTTTATATCGCACCCGTTACCTCCAGGAGATTGTGCGCCTGGTCGACAACTGGTTAATGTTGATTTCAAACTATTTCCACCGATAGACCCGCCACGCGTGGGAACATATGTTTGTTGATAACTTGGGTTTTCACGGTCGCTCATTTGGTTCCAATTAACTTTTAATGTATTATTTGGATATCTATATGCTGACAAGACCCCTAAATTCATCGTATACAAAGATGACGCAACACGCACGGTATTTTGAATAACTTGTTGTTTTTGGTATTGACTTACGGCGTTATTAGACATCGAATTAAACCCGCATCCTCGACAACCTGAAGTCGAACATTTACATACCCCTTTATAGCATATTGATATCAAACTCGGGCAATTACTTGCGTCAATTAAATAACTCATTTATATATATAAATAAATTAAAATTGATTTAAAATTTAAAAATCAGTAAATAAAATAATAACCCAAAATGAATTCAAAAAAAACTTGTATTTATTGTACTAAACAATATGTAAGGGAAAAGTCCTTATCAAAGCACCAAATAATGTGTGAGATGGTATTTAACAAAAGGTCAACTGTAAATAGTGAAGATGACGAACCCGTATATACCTTAAAACAACTGAATACAATCATAAAAGAACTTGTTTTAAAAAACGCGAAATTAGAGGAAGATGTTAAAGAGTTAAAAAAACATCTTTTAAAGGAAAAAAAGAAATTTAATGTGCTTGATTGGTTGTCTACAAACATCATTACCACATACCCGTTTGATGAAATTATAGATAAAATCACCGTAGAAATAAAACACATCGAATATATGCGTTATAATAAATTATTAGATACGATATATTTAATAATTGATAATCATCTCCAATTAGAACAACCGGATGAAGATGACAAACATAAAAGAATACCAATAGTTTGTATTTCAGAAAAGAAAAACACCTTTTACATTTATACTGACAATTGGATAGAATTTTCACAAGGTGACATGATATGTTTCTTGAACAAACTCCACAAAAAAATATTAATAAAGTTGTGTGAATGGAAGCGGATAAACCTACACAAAATCCATACCGATGATAAGTATTTCGAAATATATAACAAGTTAATGTTAAAATTAATGGATATTGATTTTAAAAAGGAGTGTGTGATAACAAACGTAAGAACCGTTTTATATAATAAATTAAAAATAGATGTAAAAAACATATTAGAATATGATTTTTAAACCTTTTAACACTGAAGACATACAATAATACACCTGAAGACATACAATAATACACCTGAATACACGTCATAATACACCTGAATACACACAATAATAAATTTAAAAAAATAAAAAATATCTAGAACCCCGAATTAAACGAATGGGAATGATGGTTGGATTGCTACGCCGCATATTCCAGAGTCATTTTGTGAATCTGTCCTTAAAATTCTAAAATATCCTTTTTCTCCCCAACTATCGCCCCAACTATTCTTAAGTAACCAATATTTGGTGTCGTTTTCCACGCCATAACCAACAATAAGAACCCCGTGGTCTAAATTCGTATTACAGTCGGATAAATCCAAAATACCGCTTGAATATGATTGAAAATAACGGGTATCCGCATCAATCGCAACCGACACAGGTCCAATTGAAACCGCTTCTTTTAATGCGAGTTGATTGTTTGGAGTCACATCGTAACACCCGTGAACTTTAACGATAGGTTCACAATTTAAACACTTATAGGTCGTTTTTCCGCTACTAGAAGTATACGGATACTCATCTTCTGAACATAATCCGTTAACCATAGCGTATTTAAAAGCGCTATCCATGAGTCCGCCATTACAGCCACTATTTCCATAAAGTCTTGAGCAATCAACCAGTTGTTCTTCTGAAAAACTAATTAAAATCTGGTTTTGTATTGCGTATGCACCTTCGATTGCTCCTGTTGCTGAAAAAGACCAACAACTACCACACTGACCTTGATTTTTTACTGGGGTAACTGCATTAAAAAGACGCCAATCTAATTCATATGGGACTGGTTTATTCGTATAATTAAATGTTTTACAAGCTCCTAAATTAGTGTCGGCATCGTTAACAATTCCAAGAACGTATTTATCGTAAAATTCGTATTGCGATAAATCAGTAAATGAATTTATTGTCATTTTAAAATTGTGAATGGATTCCAAATTATGTTTGATGATGTCTCTTAGATTATTTTTGAAAATTAATAATCTGTAATTGAATTCATCGAATGAATTATATTCTTTTCCGTATTTATTTTTAAAATCGTTAAATTTAAACCAATGGTCTGTTTCATTTTCTAAATTTATTTCTGTTTCGTATTTATCAATTAAAGTATCAACAATAAGAGTGTGAATTTTGTGTGATTCGCGTATAAATTGGTCATCATCCAATATAGCGTTCTCGATAGAATCCACAATATTATATGAGTATTCCTTTAATTCGCGTAAGTAATGGGTATAATTGTCTAATTGTAAAACAGACCCGCGTAAATTTTCGGTAGCATAATAACTGGAACAAAAAAGGAGTGTAACAATAAATAAAAACATTTATAATATATATCTTTAAATTATTTAATATCTTTACGAATTCATTTAACCCAAAAAAAAAAATAACTCTCGTTATTTTTTCGTGTTTATTTCGCTTTTATTTCGCTTTTATTTCGCTTTTATTTCGTGTTTATTTCGTTTGGTTTATATTCAATTTCGCTTCTCCTTTCATGTATACGCCATTCACATCATACACCCCCGGTAAAATGACTTGTATACGTGTTGAGTTCTAACTGATTATTAATTTGGGTTTCGATTATGGACGCAGACGAAGAGTCAACATAAACGTCATCTTCCATAAGATGTTTATTTAGTTCAAAATCACAATAATCTAAATAAGGTTCGTTTACTCCGATATTTTCAAGAATTAACCAAAACCAAGGGTCGTCATAAACTATGCGTGCCTCTTTTTCTGGATTACGTATTTTTTCCTGAAGGTTAATGTTGGCGATATTATTGTGCCAATAATTGAAATGAATATAGGCTTCATTGTAAACATTATTTTTATTTGTTTTACTAATAAAATCAATACGTTTAACGCTTCCGATTCGTAACGTGTTAAACACGCGAACCATATGTTCTTTTGTAATATTCTTAAAAACGCGAGGAATATAAAGACTCATCACTGGGTCGAGTTGTTTATTCATTTTATTTGTTGTTTTAGTATTCATTTTATTAGTTGTTTTATTAGTTGTTTTATTTGTTGCTTCAGGTTAAGAAGCAAAAAGCATTTCAATTTTTTTTAACAGGTTCGCAATTAAAATATCCAAATTTATAAAAAAAAGGAGTTTCCTTTTTTTTTATTTTTTGTTTTTATTTTTTATTTTTTGTTTTTATTTTTTATTTGTTGTTTTTTGTTTGTTGTTTTTTGTTTTTTATTTTTTTACATAATTCTATTAACATAATTCTATTAGGAGTATATGTTATGGGGTTGTAAAAGGTGCAATATCATAATAGTTTTGTTGTTGCGCGTATTCGGATTCTTCGTCATTAAATAATTCTTCAGGTTCATCATCAGTAATGCCAAATATCATTTTACGAATACCATCATTAAACCACTGATATTGATAAGTGCCGTCATCATTTTCATGAATAATGCGTGCGATAAGTTCAGAGTCTTCGCACTCAATATTTAAATACATATATCCATTTTTGATAAATAATCGTATCCCATTGAGAATGTTAACCTGCGGCATTTCTGCCATGTGTAATTGAAACGTATCGTCCTCGGATACATTCAGCCATTCGAAACCACGATACCAAATATATGAATATGTTTCATCATAATTTAGACGAATCCAACCGGCTCGTTCGGATTCATTACATTCGTGTGTCAAATATAAATATTCGCCAATACTATATAATATTCGTCCATTTATATCGTGCGATTGGTCGTATCGCCTGGGTTCTTCTGGAAAAACCGCGCTAGCATAATCATTGGTGAGGTCCATTACATCATCATTATCATTTTTTGGTTGATTCGTCATTATTGAACGACGACATATAGGACAACTATTTTGAGTTGCACAACACTTCATTAAACACATCAAATGAAAGTGATGCCCGCAATTGGTAACTGCGTGATTTACTTCCTCCATAACTTCTAAACATATAGGGCATGAGTGTGACATTTTTTTCTAAAATTTATACTTACTTTTTGTTACAAAAGAGACAAATAAAAAAATCGTTTCATTTTTTTTATTATGATACCACTTTTTTGAATACTTAAAATAACACTCTATAAATTATCATAAAATTCCTTTACCTTACGATTAATTTTAATGCGTGTTACATCAAAAGATGTTAAATAAATACCATCGATTGATTTAACGCGGGATAATGCAACATATGTTTGTCCTGCTTCGAATATTCCTCGACCAACATCAATTTGTGCCATATCTAAAGTGGTTCCTTGAGATTTGTGGATGGTAATTGCCCACGCCAAAATTAACGGTATTTGTGAAACACCAATTCCAGGAATATTTTCGCTCGTCCAAGTATAATAATTAATAGTCACTTCAGACCCGTTATTAAATCTAACGATAGGTAATCGGGTTATTTCACTAAATCCGGTAATAATTCCTTGAGACCCATTACATAAAACAATATCGGATGATATTTCCATATTTACGATACACATTACAAATGCTCCCACTTTTAATTTAAGGGTTGGTTCACATAATAAATTTGTTTTTATGTGTTGTAGTTCGATATCTATCTCAACATTACCAATCTTATTTCTTTTTCGTTTGTCTTCGTCGCTTAATAAAGGTAAATTAGTTAATAGTTGTATTTCAAACGTGTGTTCTGGCGTGGTTAATTCTTTCATTTTATTAGAATTAATGGCTTCAACGCTATTTCGTCTAGGGTATAATTGGGTTATAACATTTCCTTCGGGAGGAATTAAACCAACCCGACTCTTTAATAACTCGTTAGAACTGCGTTTTACGACTCCTTCACGAACTTGATTTAAAATAGAAATGTATTTATTATCTGTTTGTCTGAATATTTTGACCAATTGAATCTGACAGTTCTTTTTAAATACATTATTCCAATCTTCGCTTTCAAAACAAAAGCGCATAGTATCCACATCGTTATAATTACCGACTGGAGGTAATTGGTAAAAATCTCCCGAAAGTATGACTTGGATTCCTCCAAAAGGTAAATGGTTATTACGAACGCCTCTTCCAATTGCATCTAATGTATCGAATAATTTAATAGACATCATACTGACTTCATCAATAACTAATACGGATATCTCGGTCCAAGCCTTTTTTTTATAAATATTTTGTTTTATTTTATTAATTAACACGTCAACAGACCCATTCCCAAGACCTATACCGCTCCAAGAATGAACCGTTTTTGCTTTACAATTTAACAAAATAGATGCGCAACCTGTTAGGGCACAAACTTGGATTCCTTTTCTGTTTGAAATACAGTGTCTATAAATTTTTCGGATTAATTCAGATTTACCTGAACCGGCTGAACCTGTAACGAATACATTCTCGCCAAGTATAAATTTATCGAATGCGTTTTGTTGTTCTAATGATAATTCCATGTTAAGTTTTATTAATATATGCTTTTTATTAATATATGTTTACGACTATTTATAAATCAATTTTTTTGTTATTTACAGCCGGCGATACCTTTTTCGACTGACTATCGGTTTGCGTTTTATAGTTTTACTATATCGTATGGTATGGTATTTTTTTAATTTAGGAATTGCGCGTGTATAGATACCTTTTCGTTTTAAATGCGAATTTCGAAGAAAATCGGTTTCAAGTCTTTTATGTAATGGTTTATTATTCGTCTTAACTTCTAATAAAATAACCAGGTCGTTATTATTAAGTCGACAGGATTCCATTTAATATATAGACATATAAAATAATATATCAATAAATATATAACAATGAATGATTCATATGAAGAAGATGAAAACTCTCCTGATTTCGAAAAAGACACGGATTATATAGAAGAACTTGAAGAAGTAAAAGAAGACTCAGACGAAGAAGGAGACTCAGAAGAAGATGACGACGAAGAAGAAGACGACGACGAAGAAGAAGATGACGACGAAGAAGAAGATGACGACGAAGAAGAAGAAGATGACGACGAAGAAGAAGAAGATGACGACGAAGAAGAAGACGAAGAAGAAGACGACGAAATGAAAGGAGGTAAATATAAACGTGCAATTAGAAGAAAGAAGCATACGTTAAAAAAACATAAATCAAAGAGAACTAAAATAAATATGTCAAAGAAAATAAAATCTAAGATGACAAAGAAACGAACGTATAAGAAACGAACGTATAAGAAACGACCGAATAAGAAACGAACGTATAAGAAACGAACATATAAGAAAAGAACGTATAAGAAACGAACGAATAAAAAACGAACGTATAAGAAACGAACGTATAAGAAACGGTTATAAATTATACTTATCGAATGGGTCAATTAAATCTTCAATAAATGGGTTCAACTTTTCAGGATTAATTAATTTTAAATTATTAAACAG